TGCGTGGCCGGGTCGAACACGCGCTGGTTGACGTCCTCGATGAGGAACGGCACGCCGGTGGCGATGACCGTGCCGGTGTCGACGGTGTCGCCGAACTGGTCGGTGGTGGTGCCGCGGAGGATGCTCGCGGTGCACGAGGCGAGGGCGTACATCAGCCACTCCCCCACGATCCGTAGCCCGCCGGCGACCACACCTCGTAGAAGTCGTTGCCGGCCGAGTCCGGGTCGGGCGAGATCGGGGTCATGCCGTCCTGGAACGGCGACCGGATGTGCACCGACCGGGTGCGCAGCCACGACACGCGGGACAGTGCCTTCCGCGCGAGAGGCGCGATCAGCAGCGTCTCCTCCTTGAGGCCGATCGACTTCCGGCCCTCGGAGATCATCGTGACGTCGAGGCGCGTGAACAGGTCCGGCTGCCCGGCCAGCCACACCGCCTCGTAGGCGACGGCCCGCTTCATCCACTCGGCGTCCCGCGAGCCGGTGTTGGCGTGGGCCAGGGCATAGGTGCGGCGCGCGAACATCTCGATGATGGCGTTGGCCTCCGCCAGCGCCTGCGGCGTGACCGTGATGCCGGTAAGTGCGAGGACGTCGCCGATCTGCGCCCACGTTCCGGTGCTCGCGGCCAGTACTGTCACGACCTCCGACGCCGTGACAGGGTTGCTGTTGTAGGTGGCGTTCCACACCGCGACGTGGTCGCCGAGCACCGCGGCGGCCGGAACCGCCCACGTGTACTGGTAGACGCCGGTGGTGACGTGCACGATGCCGCTCGAGGTGGTGGCCACGTCGACCGTGCTGTCCGGCGCGGTGATGCCGATCGTCAGCCCGGACACGTCCACGGCCGGGCCACCGGCGTAGGCGTACCACTGTGCGGTGAGGGTGATCGACTGGCCCTGCGCTACCTGGGTCATGCCGCACCCACTAGCGGGATGTAGCCCGTCGCGGTGCCGACGGTGGCCGGGTTGAAGCTGGCCGGCAACGCCGACTGGCCGTTGAGGTAGAAGGCCCGGCGGTTGCCCGAGTTCGAGATTCCGAAGGCCAGCCACGGGGCGTTGAGGTCGTTCGCGCCGAGGGCGTACGGCACGCTGACGCCGGTGAACCCGCCGCAGAGGTAAAGGATGTAGACCCAGCGGCCGGCGCCCTGCGCGGGGACGGTGGTAATGGGGCGGCTGGCCCAGCCGGCGGTGGTCCACAGTGTCGAGTCGTCGGTCGTGGCCTGGACCAGTGCACCGGTGTCGTCGTAGAGCCCCAGGCGGTTGGGCACGGAGGACGTCGAGTAGGTGCCACCGGTGCGGATGGCGACCGCGAGGTTGTTGAGCGCGTCGCCCGCCGGCACCCAGCAGCGGGCGCCGAAGATGGTTCCGGACGCCAAGGTGCTGATGTTCTGGAACAGCGCGGGGTTATCCGACGCAGTGAGCAAGCCGTACCCGGCGAGGGGAAACACTCCGCCGGGGGTGCTGCTGCCACCGCCGGATGCCGCGGCCCACTTGACGCCGGCGGTCTGGGTGGAGTCGGCGGTGAGCACCTGGCCGTCCGTGCCGACGCCGAGCCGGGAGATCGCGGCCGCGGACGTCGCGACGAGGAGGTCGCCCTTGGCGGTGGCGGTCGACGCCTGTACGGCACCGGTGATCCGGCTGTCGTTGCCCTGCGCCGCGGTCCCGCTCGCGGTGCCGTAGACGACGGCGAGCGTCCGGTCCGCGCTCAGGTCACCGCCGCCGGACAGTCCGGTGCCGGCGCTGATGAGGCGGCTCGTCGGCGCCTTGTTGGCCAGGGCGGGCACGGTCGGGGACGCCGCTGTGCCGCCCAGGTCGCCGGCAAGCTGCACGATGCCCTTGGCCGCGTTGGTGGCGTCGGTCGCCGAAAGCGTGCGATCGGCGGTGAGGTCGCCGCCGCCGGCGAGCCCTGTGCCAGTGAGGATCTGGCGGGACGTGCCGACCTTCGTGGCGAGGGCGGGCACCGTCGGAGCAGCGGCCGTTCCCGCCAGGTCACCGGCCAGCTGCACCTTGCCCTTGGAGGTGGTCGTCGCGTCCGGCACTCCGGCGAGCGCAGTGTTGTCGACGTACTGCTTGTCCGCGGCCTGCAACGCTGCGGTCGGGTCGGCGGCCAGCATGAGCGCGCCGGTCATCGTGTCCCCGGCCTTCGAGACCTTGGTCGGGTCTCCGCCGACGTACCCGGTCGCTGCCATACTGTCCCTCCCCTCCGACTCGCAGGTCGTGCTGCCGCTACTCGGCGGCGTGGATGTCCTGCGCCGTGGTGGTTTCGCCCGGCTCGGTGTCGATGGAGGCCGGCACGACCTGCACCGCGTACCGCAGGTCGGTGTGCCGCATCCGGCGGGAACCCGAGGCGTTGAGCGGCTCGTCGGTCTCCTCGATGGCGACGAGGTACACGTCGCCCCGCGGGTGGAGGCCGCGCTGCACCGCTTCCTGCACGACAGCGACGGCGTTCTGTCGGTGGATCGGGTCGTCCTCCGTGACACCGATCCGGCCGACGCGGAACACCTTGTGCCACATGTCCTCGTCGGCACCGTCGACCGCGCGCTGCGCGACTTCGGTGTGCAGGCCCTCTTCGGTGCCGTCGACTGCGGGGAACTGCTCTGTCACGTCGGAGACCGGCAACTGCGGTTCCTCCGGGCCCGACTCGTCCACCTCGTCGCTGTGCTCGTAGGCCGGTGATTCGTCGTCGAACACGTCCTCAGCGAGGGTGTCGTCGTCCACGGCGTTCTCCCTGCGTGCGGCAGATGGTGGGCGTGGCAGCCGCCACAGCCACGCCCACCGGACTGGGTTGGATCAGCTGCCGGAGTTGTCTTCCAGCACGGAGAAGGCGTTCTCGTGGCCGACGGCGAACGCGCGCCGAGCACGCATCTTGAGGATCGACTCGTCGGTCAAGGCGGCCAATCCATTCCTCCCGTCAATGAAGACGGACTCGGGTCCACTGCGGACACCGAGCAGCAGGAACTCCTTCGAGCAGATGACCAGCAGCGGGTTGCCGGTCGGCGTCGCCGTCGGCGCTGCCGAGGTGCGGGCACCCAGCGTCCACTTGACCGGGTAGCCGAACAGCATGTCCGGGGTGGACGCCTGGCCGCCACCGGGGAAGCCGCCGCTGGACTCCTGGAAGATCGGCCGGCCGTTGAGGTCCTTGATGCCGCGCAACTTCCGCTTGAACGTCGGGTGCGCGAGCACGAGGGCCTGCTCCTCGTCCCAGTAGTCGCCGGTTTCGACCAGGCCGACCGTGGTGGACAGCAGGTCGTAGGTGGTGCCACCCGAACCGGTCTTGGTCAGGTTCGTGTTGGCCTGGTAGCCGGTCGCCGAGTCGGTCTGGGTGAGCGTGTAGTAGAGCGAGTCGAACGCGCAGCCAGAGGTCGCCTTCGCCGCGGTGACGCCCAAGCAGGCGTTGTCGAGGCCCTTGGCGTAAGCCGTGGCCCAGTCGGACAGCTTGGTGTTGACCACGTCCGCCAGGCTGTCGTCGATGTCCTCCTCGGCGATCCGCACGGCCTTGCCGAACTTCTGGACGCTCAGGATGACCTGGTCGTTGGTCGACTGGTCCTCGCCGTACGTCCCGCCCTTGGCCACGATGTCGATGCCGACACCGCCAGACCGCGGGGTCGAGCGCGTGGCGGTCTTCATCGGGACCCGCTGGCCGTAGGACTCGATCGCCGAGACCTGCTTGACCTTCTGGATGACGTCGGAGCCGAACTCCTCCCAGACCCAGGCGTCGAAGTTGTTGCGGGCGCTGCCACCGAGGGCGCGGATCGGCTCGCCGTTGCGGCGGTAGCCGAGGATGTCGCCGACGTCGTGCGCCGGAACGGACTCGTCGAACAGGTCGAGGTCGAACTGGGATGCAGACACGGCGCGTGCCCTTCCGAGTGATGGGTGCGGTGGTGTCCTGCGCCCCATCACGGGCACGTCAGGGCATTTGAATTGCCCGATCGCCGGTCCTAGCGGGCCGTCCCATCCGGGTGGCCTGCTGTCTCGGAGAATACACGCGAAAGCGCCCGACACGGATAGTGTGGGCGCTTTCTAGGCGCGTTTCCCCTATTCGTTTTCACACGGTTTAGGGAATTGCGTCTACCGCATCGAGTTGTGGATCTGCGCGGCGATCCGTTCCCCCGTCGTCTTGAACTGCGCGGGCGCGGGCTGCTTGTTCCCGGCGTCGATCCGCGGCGCGCGGCGGCGCTCCGGCTTGGCCGGCTCCGGCTCGGCGTCCTTGCCGAACAGCTCGGGGAACTCGTCGACCAGGTCGTCGATCTGGTCCTCGAGGCCGTCGACCTTCCCGGTCTCGGTGTCGACGTCGAGCTCGTCCATGTCCAGGCGCCGGATCATGCGGTTCAGGCGCTGCTCGGTGGGGTTGCGGAAGTCCGCCTTCATCAGCGCGGCGATCGCGGCCGACCGGATGGCAACCGGCTTGAACTTCTGCTCGGCGGCCTCCAGTGCGGCCTGCTCCCGCGCCGCGGCGTCCTCGTCGCCGGCCTGGCCGCCGCCCTGCTCGGCGGCGCGAGTGGACTTGCGGAGCTCGCGGACGCGGAGCCGGTGCTTCTTGGCCTCGGCGTTCGCCTCGGTGAGGGCCTTCTGGGTCTTCTCCCACTCCTCGCGGGTGGGCGGCTTCCACTCGTCGCCCTTGGCCTTGTCGGCGCCGTCGTCCTCCTCGTCTTCGTCGTCTTCGTCGTCGAGGATGTCCCGGCCGCCGCCGCTGCCCTGCGAGCCGCCGCCCTCCAGGTCGATCTCGGGGCCGTCGTCGTCATCGTCGGCGCCGCCGCGCGCCGGCCAAACGGGCGTGCCGTCGGAGAGCAGCCCGATGGCGGGCAGGAGCGTGTCCGGGTGGATGGGCAGGTCGAGCAGCATGGCGGCATTCCTTTCGATCATGATCGGGCCTTGCGGGGGAAGTCGTTGAACCGGCCGCGGCGGACCGCAGTGCGGGCACGGGTCTGCACGGACTTCGGCAGGGTCGTGCCGTGCGCGAGCAGCCGGGACGCGGCGCGGAGCCTGGCCGGCTGGGACTCGGACGCCATCCGCCAGCCGGTGAGGATGCTGCGCTCGGCCTCCCGACGAAGCGCGGCCGGCAGGTCGGGGCCGGCGTAGCCGGGCACGCTGCCGAGCCACACCACGCAGCGGCAGCGGCAATGCGGGTGCAGCGGGCAGCCGGGCAGGAAGGTCGGGTCCGGCCATGGCACCAGCGGCTTGTCGCCGAACGTCAGCCCGACCGGGAAGCCCTGGCCAGCTCTCGCGACGTGCCCGGAGTAGGCGAGGCAGTGCACGCAGGCGTCCCGCTCCGCCATCCACAGCCGCTCGGCGCCGAGCTGGTCGGCGACCGCCTCGACGCCGTCGTTGACCCCCTTGTTCACCACCCACGTCGCCGCCGCCTCCGTGTTGGTCGCTGCCTGCTGCGCTGGTGAGAGCGCGGTGGCCAGCTCGGCGAAGTTGTTGCCGGCGATGCGCGTGACGGCGGTTTCGGCGTCGGCGAGCTTGCCGGCGACGGTGGCGTCCACGGCGCGGATCGCGTCCACGGTGGCCTGGTCGAGGTCGGCCGCTGGCCACTCGAACCGAGCCGCGCGGCGGCCGGTCGCCGGCAGGACGTGCTCGACGGCTCCTTCGGTGGCGTGGAGGTGCAGCTCGTCCACGGCCTGCCGCACACCGAGGTCGATGGCCTGCTC